CAGTCATCTGCTGAGTTCTTGCTATAAAATGTTTTACAAATGTTGTGGAGGATGGATTAAACAAATGTAGAAAACCACCCAAACAAGCATCATTTTCATTTGCTAACGATTGAGATAAATATTGAAAACCAGTTCCATTTGTTAAATCATAACCAGTATTATAAGCAAGTTGTGTATCTGAATCTCCCTCATCGTGTCTTGATTGGAAATAAGTTGTTGTTTTTGAGGCATCATAATCTGTGCTACCATCCCTAAAACCTACACTAAAAAATGCACCATCAGTGGCTGGATGTATATCTTTAAATGTAAATAAATATTCCTTATAAGTATTATCTAATACAACATCACTAGAGCCATCAACAAAAGATAAGGTTGCAGAACTAGAAGCTGTTAACTTTTTGATAAATCTCATAGAGCCAGCAGTAAGACTACCAAATGCGGTTACTGATCTGACTCCCCTGTTATTTAATTTTATTATGCTCATTAGCTATCACTTATTCCATATAGTTTTATAGTGCCAGAATCTATGTTACCTGAACCCATTTTAAACTGAAATCTTGTTATAGCAGTAGTAGTATTAAAATATCCAGCTACAAATTGATTGTATGAAGCGTTTCTATATTCATTATTATGTCCATTGTATATAAAATGTTTTACAAATGTTGATGAACTTGGATTAAAAATTGTTAATTCACCACAAACATCTTGATCATTATCATTACCAATTCCAGTTGAAAGTATCTGAAAAGCTGTCCCTTGTGCTTGGTCTAAATTTGTACTGTATTGCATAGATGCAGAACTATCACTTTCAAAATGAATTGCATTAAAAGTTGTAGATGTTATCGTTTGATTATAGTTAGTGTTAGTTCCTGTATCTGCTTGAAATTGAAAGTGAACATCATCTGTAGCTGGGTGCATATTAATAAACTTAAAAACATAAATAGGGTATGTGCTATCAATCCCACTTGTAATAGATATTGCAGAATCACTACTAGCTGTTGTAGTGGATATTAAAGTCATAGCACCAGCAGGGAAACCAGCAGCACTTGTTACACTACTTAAACTATTATTGTTATATTTAACTAACGCCATATAATTTTATTGTTCCTGAATCTATGTTGCCACTAGCAAATTTAAATTGGATTGCATCTACTGCACTTGTTGTATTTCCGTATCCAGCCATAAAAGTTTGATGTGATAAAGCATTTCCTGAAGTTAATACATTACTAATAATGTTTTTGACAAAAGTAGTGCTTGATGGATTAAATAGATGAAAGGTTCCTGTTAAATGTTCATCATTTCCATTTCCTGTTCCTGAGGCAGTTATTTCTGCAAAACCTGTTGTTTGTGCTTCATCATCACCTGTATCATAACCCAATATTGCTTCAGCATCATTTTCATAATGGTAACTTTGAAAAGTGGTTGTTGTTTTAGCAATATCATAATTACTTCCACTATCTGAGGATAAGTTAAATTGAAATTTTGTGTTATTAGTAGCTGGGTGTATGTTGATAAATTTAAATATATATTCTTTATAAGTAGAGTCTATTCCTGAAGTAAAATCAATTGTAGCTGAACTACTAGCAGTTTGTGTAGATATAAGATTTAATGATCCTCCACCGACACCGCTAGGTAGACTTGTGATTGCTGACATAGAGTTATTGTTGCACACATTGATTGACATCTGGTGCTCCTAACTTAAACCATATAATTTGATTATTGCGTTATCAATATTACCAGAACTCATACTAAATCTTATCCCTGTAACAGCACTTGTTTGTAAATATCTACAACCAAATATACCATGTGCTATTCTTCCACTACCATCAACTTGTGCAAAGTCTCCATGAAATATTTTATTAAAAGTTGTTTCTGATGGATTTATTAAAAATATATTAGCATTAAAACTTTGATCCCCTATACCTTGAGAAAAACCAAGAAATTGATCTGCTCCATTATTAGTATGATTTATTTCACTTGTTCTATCATTTCTAAAACCAATCATTGAATTTCTATAATTACCACTGTTGTTATCAACAGCTTGAGAACCACCTGTTCCTGTAAAAATTGCGAATCTCAAAGTTTCACCTCCTGTATCAGATGGGTGTAAATTTATTACTGAAACCATATATTTAGTATAGGTGCTATCTATACCTGAAGTAATATCAACATTTGAAGTTCCACTTGTAATATTAGTTGTAGAGATTAAATTTAATCCAGGTGTAGATTTTAACAAACTAAAATCAATTCTTTTTAATGTTCCTGCATCAGATATTAACAACTCATCTGTATCATCGGGTGCAGATGTTAAAGCTGTTTGTGCGGATATAATATCTGTATTTAATTTTGCTCCTGTAACTGCATTGGCTTGTATACTTGCAGTTTTTACAGTGTCATCAGAGGGCTGGCCTATGTCCAGCACATTACCTAATATTTGAACGAAGTCGATAACGTCCCCTGTCGCCAGATTCGAGGCGAAGGTCATCGTGGACCCTGATATAGTAAAGGATGATCCTGGTTTTTGTAGGATACCATTTAGACTGACCAGCATGTGGTTAGCAGATTCTGGTGTTACATTTACACCTCCTACTTGTAGGGTGTAGGCTGCCTGTCCGTTTACGACTGATATCGCATCACAGACCTGAAAATTTCCAACGGTTGGGGTCGCTCCTATATAGGCCATGGTTCTCCTTTTCTTTTATCTATCATATTAAGTAATTCCATACAAGGTTATTGTTCCAGCATCTATGTTACCAGAACTCATTTTAAATTGTATAGCATCTATTGCTGATGTTGTGTTAAAATATCCAGCAACATAAGTATTATATGCTCCAGGTTCTCCTGATCTATAAATTGTAGACATATTAGACATAAAATGTTTAACAAATGTAGTTGAACTTGGATTGTATAAATGGAATTTTCCAGAGTGACTTGCATCATCATCATTATTTGAATTATATCCTAAAACTTGAAAGCTAGTAGATTGAGCTAAATCTCTACCAGTAGAATAGCTTAAATTTGCTGTACCATCACTTTCTGTGTGAAATGCTCTAAAAAATGTTGTTGTTTTTGTTGCATTATAATTTGAACCACCATCTATTGAACCATTAAAAGTAAAATTTGTTTGGTCTGTTTGTATGTGAATATTGTTAAAAATAAATAAATATTCTTTATAAGTATTGTCTAAAACCACATCTGATGCACCATCAACAAAAGATAAAGTAGAGGAACTAGAAGCGGTTAATTTTTTAATAAAAGTAATGGCACCACCTGCAGATCCTGTCTCGAATCCATTCGCACTGCTATTAAATTTTAGTGCTTCACTAGCAGAGGGTGTAACATTTATACTATTGAATTTTAATTTATTAAGAGCCATTAGCTATCCTTAATTCCATAGAGTTTTATAGTGCCAGAGTCTGTGTTACCAGATGCCATAGTAAATTGTATAGCATTAACAGCACTAGTAGTATTGCAATACCCTGCAACAAATACATTTCTAGTAACATTAGAATTATCATACACATTTGTTGTTACTATAAAATGTTTTACAAATGTTGTAGAGCTAGGATTAAATAAATGTAATGTTCCTGACAAACACTCATCATTACCATTACCAACATTATATCCTATACTTTGAACTCCTGTTGATTGTGCCAAATCTAAAAAAGTATTGTAAGCCAAACTTGCACCACTACCATTTTCTCCATGCTCTGCTATAAATCCTGTTGTTGTTTTTGTTACATTATAATTACTACCACCATCAGCACTAAAGTTTATTCTAAAATTTTGATCATCACTTGCTGGGTGAATATTAATTAATTTAAAAACATAAATAGGATATGTGTTATCAAGTACTACATCAGAACTTCCATCTACAAAAGATAAGGTTGCACTACTACTAGCAGTTAAAGTTTTTATTAAAGTCATAGAACCAGGATCAATAGTAGAAAAACCATTAGCACTAGCATTAAAACCAAGTCCTTTACTTGCAGCTGATGTTACATCAAAGCTATTAAAATTAAATTTTGTAAGTGCCATTATGTAACTCCATATAATTTAAACGTGCCTGCATCTATATTACCTGAACTCATTTTAAATTGTATTCTTGTTAAAGCTGTTGTAGTATTAAAATAACCAGCAACATAACTTTCATTAGAATTAGGATCAGAAGTAGAATTTATATTTTGTGTTCTAACCATAAAATGCTTTACAAAGGTTGTGTCTGATGGATTAAACAAATGTAATATTGAACAACAATTATCATCATTATTGTTTGCAGTTGATCCAGATGTAAGTGGTACAAAACTTGTTGATTGTGCTAAATCACTCCCAGTATCATAGCTAAATCCAGTTCCTCCATCATCTTCTTCATGATAAGTTTGAAAATGAGTACAGGTTACAGTTTGATTATAGTTTGTGTTAGTTCCTGTATCGGTTTGAAAACTTAATACTCTACCATTTTCTTCAGGGTGAACATTTATTGCGTGAACTTGATATTCTTTATAAGTTGAATCTATTCCTGAAGTAAAAGATATCGTAGCTGAACTTGATGCTGTTTGTGTAGATAATAATACCATAGCACCACCAACGTCTCCTGCCTCTATTCCATTATTACTAGAATTAAAAACAACTGTTTTACTAGCAGTTGGTGTTAAGTTTAGACTATTGAAGTTAACCTTAGAGAGTGCCATGGGTTACTCCTTTGGATTATCATCTTTAATTTTTTTAATTCTTGCTTTCCATGCATCTATATCTTTATAGATCTCATCTAGCTGATCACCTATATCTCCATAGGCAGCTTTTCTAGTTGCTCTAATTACATTATTAGATTCTTCGGTATTACCTGTAGATTCATAAGATGCTAATTGAGAATCAGTAGGTTTATCTAAACCAGAAACATTCCATGTTTTAATATAAGGTCCAGAACCATCATCTTGTAATAAGACGTTACCACCTTTATCAAAATTAACAGTTTTACTATTTGCTTCACAGTAAAGTTTAATTTTAGTTGAAAGATTTGCCATATTTATTATGCTCCTATAATTTTAAAACCACTTAATTGAGATGATGTGATTCTATTTGTTCCAGTAGATTGATTAATGTAAATATAACCCTCAATATAGTCATCAGTATCTAAATCAACTATTGCAGAAATAGTATTAGTTATTAATTCAACTTCACTTTCTACTTTTGCTGTATTATCATCAACTGCACTACCATTTTTATAAATAGCAACAGAAGCCTGATCTACTGATGAAGCATTTGATGTTCCTGCTGTTGCATTTAAAGATATAAAATATTTTCCAGCAACTGCTGGAGTAAATCTGCTAGATGCAAAAGTTCCATCACTATCTAATAATTCAGTATCATAAGTAATTTTTGTCCAAGTGCTATCTGATTGTCCTGTTGTTTGACTTGATTTATAAGCAGAAAAAGCTGGAGTATTTTTACCACCAACTAATGATACGTCTATTCTTTTTAAAACTCCTGCATCACTAATAAGTAATTCATCGGTATCTGCTGGAGAAGATGTTAATGCATCCTTACCAGATATTAAATCATTGCCAACCATGGCAGCTGTAATACTATTTGTTGCAGGTGTTACAGTCTGTAATGCTCTACCTAGAAATACACAGTACATCGTATCTGTCGAAGCTGTAGCCGCAGATAGTGTCAAAGTCGTGCCCGATGCAGTATATGCTTTACCAGATCCAGGTTGCTGTCTTACGTTATTTACAAATAACGCTATCTCATTTTCATTTGTTACCGCATGATCTAGAGTGTAGGAGGTAGTTGCACTCGTAGAAAACTCTTGCGTAGCAAATGAAGTAAACGATTCTGCCGGTTGATTTCCAATAAAGGCCATCTTACGTTATCTCCATTACTGACAGTGTGCCCGATAATTTATCAGCCACAGAACAATCAACTCGTATAACATCCCCAGCCTCCAGTACAACTTTACCGCCTGATAATAATTCAAGCGAACTTCCTGTAGGTATGGTCACATCCTTAATTAAGAATGATGTACCATTCGAAGCGTTATTTGCACCAGCACGATTTGATGTCGTACTAACAAGTTCTACCTCTGCAGTAACTGCAGTTGTATTTATGTTAGCCAATATCAATCCAAGCACAACTGTAGTCGTGCTCGACGCCACCGTATACATTGTAAAAGGCGTGCCTGCCGAGTTCGGCTCTGCAGCAAAATTAATCACTTTGAAAGTATTTGCCATCTATATCCTCCTAATTCCTTATATACTAGCCAAGGGCAATTGCAAGAGCAGTAGGATCATCCGTACTAAATCCTGCACTCGACAAGTATGTTTTAACATCTGTTAACGCCACTTGTTTCATGGTACCAGCGTCATTTGTTACAAGTCTATCAGCATCTACTAAAGTTGTAGAGGTTGCTGATGTACCACCATCCATTATATTTAATTCCGTTGCTGTAGAGGTTACACCATCTAATATATTAAGTTCTGCGGCTGTTGATGTAACACCGTCTAATATGTTCAACTCTGCTGCTGTAGATGTAACACCATCTAATATGTTCAACTCTGCTGCTGTAGATGTAACACCATCTAAGATATTTAATTCAGATGTCGTTGCA